AACCCGTACTGGGCAAATTGAGCATCAATGAACGCTGCAATCTTCTTACACTCGGCCTTTTTAGCCACAGCGTTGTTAGAGTACACATCCACTTGATACGTCAATGTGGCGTAATTCTCGATTGCGCCACTGTCAACCGCACTTTGCAGCACAGCATTGTCCATCTCAACGATAGAAACAGCGGGGAATCGAGGGGGCTTTGGTACATACTCACCGGCAACAAAGATACCCTTAAATTCAGAACGGAGCGCAGTAGCAATGCCAGTAAACAGTTCATTTTCAATGTCGATCATGTGCTGAATACCTCCTTTGCTATGCGCTCCACTTCACGTTCAAGCTCTCTCGCCGTCATGTACATTGCCATGCTGGGAGGATTACCGTAAGTATGTTCTCCCGTAATTGGCAGATACCAACCGCGATCATTCTCCCAGTTTTCAACCAACTGACCGTTCGAATTGTAACTATAGTGCTTATCGGGCCACGTGCCTGGGCCATATCCCATCTCTGCAGCGAGTGGATGCCCTTCACCATATGTCACACCAGCACCGAACTCTAGGAACAATACCGTGTGACCACTAGCCACGATAGCAAACTTATTGTCTGCAATCTTTTCAACGGTCACGTACACTTGCTTTTCGCCCGTGTATATCGCCCTGGCATATTCAATGGAAACGTTTACCGCACCCATCTCTGCCAAGCGTTCAGCAAGTTCGTTCCCCTTCCGTCTCACCCATCTCTGGTATGAGCGTAGTTCACGAATCGCTTTGTCTATACTAGCGGGGTCAAGCGTCATGTTGATAACTTTGGTCATACGCTCACCGGGCCGGGAACGGCCCTGCTCGATACATTGACCTTACTCACGCCAATTAAGGTAGTGCCGAAGTTTGGCAGACCTCGCGCCACGCGACGCACGATATAGTCCCACGGTGTTACGATCTCGCCGTTTGCGTTGACTTTCAATGCGCCGTTGGCATCAAGTTCCGGGGTAACTTCCAGCCAAAGTACCGCATACTCATTGATAGGTGTGTCCCTATCGCTGAGAGCGATTTCTTTGTCGTACTGTTCATCCTCTCCGAACTGTTGATGGATAACGCCACCTCTAGCGGGAGAGATATTGCCATACGTCTTTACCGGATTGCCGTAAGTAACAGACGTGCCATTTTCATTGCCGTACTCGTCATACGTAATGGTGGTATCGGAATATAGCGCATACCAGAACGGCTGTTTATTTCTAAAACACAACCTGCTCATACCATCACACCTTCGCGTAGGCAATTACATTCTGGCGAATGTACCGGGTCATGTCGGTAAAATCGAAGTGCCGATGGATGCCGTTTTCGATGCTTACAGACTGACCTTCCGAGCCGCGCTGGGTAAACCCATTTACAACGGCATATATTTGCGTCATCTCATAAGCGGCAGGCACATCCTGGGGCATATCGTCAGGATTATATGAGTAACGCCACTGTAGAATTTCAGCCTTGGCTTGCTCCAAATAGGATTTAATAGTTTCATCATCGGGAGCATCAGACCCCATGATAGTTTTCACCATTGCAAGTTTTTCAGCAGTAGTCATCATCGGCACTTCCTTTCATGCCGCCTTAGATGGACGGGGCAGAGGGCGCGTGAACGTAGATGCCGTAGGTCTTGTTGGACAGCACCCAGCAATCGTGATACACCCTATAGTTCAGCTTCCAACCATCAGCCTCCTGATTGACCTGGGGGGAGAAGATACGCGGAACCTGGTGCTTCACAACCTGCAGAATCGCGGACGGATGCACGATCATGAAGTTCATGGTATCGCCACTCGCGGTATAGCCGCCAGCACCATCATGCGCAGTGGGCGCGTTCAGGGCGATAACGCTGTTGAAACGGGCAGACGGCACACGGACAATCCGCATGGAATCGTAGATTTCAACATTGCCGTTCACGTCGGGGTCGCCGTTCTCGGTGTAGCGAGTGATACCATCTTTCAGGTACATGTAAATGGTGGGGGAAACATACAGGACACGGCCCTCATGGGGAACTTCCCTGTCGTCCATCGCCGCTTCGGCGGTCTGAATAGCAGAGACAACACCGCTGGAAGTGGAGAGGGAACCAGTCACCTTCGTGCCAGCGTTCGCCGCATACTTCGTGAAGCGGTAAGCGTCCATCTCAGGGACAACCTCAGTGCGCTCGAACTCGCCCAGGAGGGAACCAAAAGCCATTCCTACGCTTTCGTCGTTGTCCATCGTGTCAACAAGGAAAGACCGGCCTCTGTCGATGTTAATGGTGTAGGGAACCCACGCACCGGTCACGTCACCAGGCACAAAGCCAGCGTTCCTGTCGTAGTTCGCCAGACCCACGGGGTCAATCGTGAAGATGTTAGCGGTCTTAGCGCCAGTCCAACGGACGCGTTCAGCGTTCGTGTCCAGCATGGAAGTAAGGGAGCCGCGCTTATAGATTTCGTCCAGAATCGGAAGATATCGGGAGGCAAGCGCAATACTGTTGCCCACAGGGGCGGTGACGGTAGTCGCCATATTATTTCATCCTTTCGTTGTTATTTGATAGGCGGCAAGCCAGCCCAGCGCCGCATATCATTTGTTTCTTTGTCTACAGTATTCGTAGACGGGGGAATGCCCGTACTTAATCCGGGCTGTCGATTGAGCGCTTCGTTTTGCAAGCGCGTTGTAGTCGCCTCAACAAACGCTTTAAGGCAGACAAACATGGCGTTTTTGTCATGGTCATACCATGCGTTAGCAAACTTTGCAGCATTGTCGGCTTCAAATCCAAGCGAAAGCGTACCATTGATGCAATCATTGACTTCAACAGTGCGCTCCAACTCTGCAAGCCTTGCGTCTTTTGCCTTTTCCGCTTCGAGACGTTCAGCCTCGGCACGTTCGGCTTCCGTCTGCTTTTCGCGCAACTGGCGTTTATATTCCGCAGCTTCACCGTTGGCCTTAGACAGTGCAGCCTTTAATCTTTCGACCTCTGCACTAACCGGCTTCTCGTCCTTCTTCGGTTCAGTCTTTACGGGTTCCGTAGTTTCAGTGGGTTCGTTGTTGGTAACGACGACATTGTTCTCGTCCATGTTTTACTCCTTTGCGTTTAGCAAGGCGGTTCACTCCGCGCTGTTGTCTGTTTTAGCGTCTTGTCTGACGTTTGCGGGATTAACGTCCTTCCCTGGACGATATGCAATCTCACTCATACGTGAGCCAGCATAAACAGTTAATATCTTCCTCCGCGATGCCCCACTGACCGGGGTATTGCGTCTGACCGCCCATGAACGAGTAGAAATACCCGTCAATCGGAGCGCTTACGCCATCCAGATATACGTGAGTGTCGCGGGAAGTCGGGAGCATCATGCAATGCCACGTCTTGCGGGTCGCACCAGCGGCCCTTGCAGTATCGTAGGCAGCAGCATTAGCGTCCCTGTGCGCTTCTGTTGCGGCAATTCTTGCGAAGTCAAATGCAGTACCGCCACTCTCGTAGTAGTCCCACACTCTATCAATCCAAGTCTTGCCAGCTATTGGTTCGTAGATTGTGCGTTCAACATCATCAACGGATTGCTGAATCGACGTACCCATTGTGCCGTTCACACTCTCAACGCCCTGGGCGTATGAGAGCAGGTACAAATCAAGCATCTCGTCAATAATGTCCTCACAGTCCTCACGGGACTTTATCTTGCCGTTCTCGTCGAAGTGATAGGCAAACTTCGCTTCCAATATGGAAACGTCATCAGCTTGCGGCATGAGCGCATTGATTTCATCAAACGCAAGAGTAGTTGCCATCAAATCACCACACTATATCGACAAGCCCCAATTCTTCCAGTTTGTACGCACGTGCCAACGAGGTTTCCCATTCATCACCGAACTTTTTGTGCTCATTCTGCTCAATGTCAAGGTAGTATCGCTTACAGAAAACATGCACCTTGCGGGCCATATCGCTCTCGCAATCAGCCGCACCGGGTGACAGAACAGTTTCGTAGTGACTTTCCCTTGGAACGCATTTGAACTTTTTCAGTCCCTTGTAGATTTCCTTCACGGGAATGTCGTGCATGTCGAACGGGAGAATGAACCCTGTCTTGCCGTGGATAACGCCCTGTTCTTCTGCAACAGGAATCTCGGTGACAATCACCGGCGTACCCACGGACAACGCCTCAACGATACTGTAAGAGTAGCCCTCAGTGTCGGACAGTTGCACAAGGTAGTCAGCATTGGCAATGTAATCGAGAACGTCCGCACGAGGTGGTAACTTCGCCACACTCTTATTGTAAAATTGAACCTTGGAATCAGTGAAAACAAGCCAACTGAACGGGATATTGTTCTCGTCGAGTATATTTGCAAAGTCCACCATGCGCTCAAATCCCTTTTCGGGTGTCAGGCGCGTAGCAGATACGAGGTTGAGCACCTTCCGAGGCTTTTTGACAGTGTACGGATTGTACATTGTCTGTATATCCTTCGCCCATTCAAAATGTTCGCGGATGCCTCTAGTCGTGTTCTCTGCCACGCCAAAGCGCTTTGTAATGCGGTCATCAAGAACGGGATTCAAATGCCGATTGATGTAATCCGCGTGGAATGTCTGGATGCACTCTTTACACTCAACGTTGTCTAGTATTTCGTGTCCATACCCGAAAATAAACACGTCGCAGATAATCTTGTCACCGGGTTTATAGCGGATTACCCTGCATACCTTGGCAATCTTTGCCATCATATCAGGGTCGCCATTCTGATAAACCACGGTAATATCGAAGTCCTTGCCAAATTTCAATCCCATCTCGTAGCAGTAGGTTTCAATACCGCCTATCGAATTGAAATTTGGAAAGTATAGGACATTCTTTAGCCTGAACGTTCTCACGGCAACACACCCCGCAATCGGAGGTCACACAGGCTTCCAACACGCGGGAAGTTGTAGTGATACGCAGGAATACCAGTGTAGACGATACGAGGGTTGCGCTTCATGAGAGCAACAGCGTAATGCCCATCATCACCAGCTCGTATTTCTTCCGGGAACTCCAAACCCTCCGCAAATGCCTTACGGATAAACCGCGCAATCTGCGCGCAGTAGTAATTGTTGTTAGCCTCATTGACATTGAGAACCGCGCCACTGTTCACGATTAAATCCATCGTGTACACATCCGCATTATCCAGCATGTCAATCAGACCGTTGTATTCCTCAGTGTCTACAAAGTCGTCAGAATCATGGATATGAAAGTACGTACCAATGCAATCTTCCAGCAGCCGGTTCTTCGTCCATGCAACGCCACGGTTTTTACCATTGGAGTACACGCGCAAATCTAGGTCGGGATGCTCTGCCCTGTACTGCAAGAGGTTCGCAAGAGTGAAGTCAGTCGAACCATCGTCACGCACCAGCACTTCCACATCGTCACGTCTTGGAAGGTGATCTAGCGCCTTAATGACCAATTGTTCTTGATTGTATACGGGAATCAGTATTGACAGTTTCATATGAGCGGTTCTCCCCGTAGTTTCCTATGACAAATCGAGTTGTCGTTGCCCATCCAGCGGTAGTTATAATAGATTCTGTGGTCGTGATAGTGCTTGCAGTCATCTCGCAGTACACGCGGCAACCAATCCACATCACCGCCTGTATACATGGAAGTGTTGAACCTTATGCCACCGATGAACTCTCTGCGGAACGAATACGCCCACACAGCGCAGTTAATCATCAATGTACCCTTATTCTGGTACGCCCACTCTTTGCGTCCGTCGCATGTCCAGTCGTATGAAACCCAATCGTACCCGGCAAGCATATTGTCATACACAATTGCAAGGTACTCCGAGGACACATCGTCGTCAGCGTCAACGAATGAGATAAATTCGCCAACGGCAGAATCCAGCAGTACGTTCCGTGTAGTAGGTTCGCCAGAGTGATCCAACCGGATATATCTGACATGCGGGTATTGAAACACCCAACTTATATCCTCTGTACTGCCATCGTCAGCAACGATAATTTCAGTGTCGGGATAGTTGGCAATCTGCGCTTCGATACCCTCAATCAAACCACGGAACCGAGGGCCAGGGTTATACGCCGGTATCAGGACGGATAGTCCCTCATTCACCGCCAAAAGCAAGCCACTCCTCCGCAACCTTGTCGTAGTAGAACACGTTGCCAGTGTCCATCTCTACAAACAGAGACATTTCGCCAACGTCGTCGCCAGTGGGTTTAGATTCGAGAGATGTGCCAAGGTATTCGCGCTGAGAACCGTTAATGTTAATCAGAGTTGCCATTGTATTTCACCCCTTTCTCAACGATCTCCACGTTTTTGATAATATCCGCTGATCCATGTGCTGCCCGATTCAGCCTCACCCTTTTTACGCGCCCTATCCTGTGCGTCGCGCTGCGGGTCGCGTACTTTCCCATCAGCGTCAGGTTCGCCAGTCGGTTCACCGCCAGGAGCGGCATTGGGATCAACCTGAGGTTGGTCGGGGTCGCCCCATATCATCTTCAAATACTTCTCAGACATCTTCACGTCCGCAGTAGGATCGTTACTAATGCCAGACTTCGCAGCAGCAAGCACCGGATGCAGACCACTTGCCAGCATGGTATTGAACGCTTGCGCCTTGCTCTGAATGTTCGCTGTTTCATTCCGAACGATATTCAGTTCAAAATCAGCCAGGTTAATATCAAGCAACCCACGCTTACGCAGGATTTCCACGAATATACGGTCAAACTGCTTGTTGCTCTCGCGGAACAGGTCAGCACAGTTCCGAGCCGCACAGTCAGCGTTAAACCAGCCATCACGGGCAAGTACCGCAGCGCCAGTGTCGCTAGTGCTTCTGCCACCTTTGGTAGTAGAGGGCATCGCACAAATGCGAAGCACCTGCTCATACATGTGGTCAACAAGAACCTGGGTTTCACTCTGGTTCAACTGCTCTGAGAGAATCTTAAAGTCGGCCTTGTTCTCGCCAATGGACTTTAAGATAATCATGCCCTTTTCCCGAATGTCGTTTGCCGTCGTGTTCTCAGGGAACTCGCAGTTAACGGCAATCGCAAGAGACTGTATGAACTGTTCTACGCCGTCGATCCTGTTGCTCTGAACCGTATTGATAGCATCCAGGATGCTAACAACTCCCTCGAAAGCACCCATGTTGACGCTGTTGTACCTGTACTCGATAATGGGAACAAGCCCAAGCGCGTTAGATTCAACACTGTCAACATTCACAGCCGTTGCAAGGAAGTCGCTGTTCACCTGAGTGGTAAGCATCCTACCCGTCACACCACCGGACAGGTGGAAAATCTGGTCTTTTGTGAATACGTCGAACTTCGCACGATCACCGTCAACCACCATGTTCACGCCCATGATGGGTTCGTTGCCCGGACGGAGCGAATACACGACAAACGCAGAACGCGGGTCAAGCGCATACGCATGAACAGGCGTTTCAGGGTCATTGTCGCGGTCAGGTTCCACATACAGAACACCCTTGCCAACCGTGTGAAACCAGTCCACAACCTTATCGTCGGCAACATGCTTGTATGACCTGTATAAATATTCGTTCAGTTTATCAATCTTGTCCTGAACACCGTCACGACGGGCCGTGTAGAACGCTGGCTGGGTCAGGAAGTAGCCATTTTTGAACGTAACGATCTCGTCCGCGTGATTTTCCTGTACCACATTCATGATTTCAGGACGAACAGCCTTAGTGCGATTAAGAATCGGCTGAACGTTCCGACGATACCAGTACAAATAATCCTCTTGGAGAAGGTTCTGAACGTGATACGTCAATGCCGTGTTCAGTTCATACACAACATTCTCAGCCGTAATCACGTCCGAGGACGCATAAATGTCCAACCGGCCCCACAGGTCGTTGGTAATGACCGTAGTCTGTTCGTTTTCAGTCATAAGCGCCCTCCGTTGCAAAAATAAAAGAGCCAGTTACGCATTGTAACCGGCTCCATAGCCGCTTCCCCGCTGACCGTTCAGCGTGGGGATATTCAAAACTATATGCGAGTGAAGATTTGCACCTCACATGGTTCGAGCAATTACCGTCACGGTGTCTACGAATCGGCTTTTTCGCCTTTAATCCGCATCGTGGATTTGAACTCACTGCCCTGACCTATCAACCGTCTTAGCGTCTACCTATTCCGCCATCGCATATAGTTTATTCCACAACCAACCGCTTTTTCTTGACAGTCTTGATGTTCAGTTCACCAGTGGGCTTCCGAAAAATCTCAACCTCGAAACCCTTCTCCAACCACGCATTGATTGCGTCTACGTGCTTCTTTTCGAGCATATTGCCCTCCACATGCAGTTATTCACGGTAATAATAACACACAAACGGAATATCTGTCAAGCGATATTACATGACCTAGTATTGAAAACTAGATTGTATCTCGTTCCATACATCTCCCTCAGAACGGTCTTTTCACAATCTCCACTTTGTTCATGCTGAAACTCTGAATGAACTCGGACAGCATCGCCATAGCGTCGGGAACATCATCGTGTCTGTTCTTACCTGCCATCGTGTACCCGCACAAAAACTGCATGAACCTCTTGTATTCCTTGTCCCTGCCCACAACAGAATCATCCTTGAACAGACAGTTGTTTATCACCCAGGGCGAATTAACAATAATCCTTGTCTCCTTCTGTTGCGTGGAATACTTCGTTGTCAGTTTCGCACGTCCACCCAGCTCCTTGACCATCCCTTGTATCTTCTCGGCAATCTTGCCGCCAGCCTGGTTCGATTCAAACCGCGCCAACTGTACATTCCTCTCCGTCAGTAACGATGCCAGCCGAGGTTCTACAGCATCAGGGTTCCCATTGTCACAAATCACAGCATCAATATAGAAATCTGGCCCATACTGATACGCAATCGGCATTACACAGTAGTCAGCGCCCTTCGTCTTAGTATCACACACAGCAATAATCGCGTCAGGCTCCCCGTCAGGCAACTCAAAGTACCGCCGCAGTTCATCCGCAGAATATAGCAGACCTTCTCTCTCAATCGGCTGGTTCATGTACAATGCGCGCCAGTTAACATCGTCCATGATTTCCCGCTGTTCATGATAAAACTGCGTGCTGAACCCTAGATTGTACGGATAATCAAAATTGCTCTCGTCGTTTTCGTCAACAGCCGGTACAGCAATAAACCGCGCCCGTGAAGTACCGCCATACTCCATCTCTAACCGGCCTACAACATCCCACACAGACCACCGTGTGGCAATATGCAGCTCCTTGCACCGAGCGCCCTGCTTCCTCTGCCGCAGGTCAGTATTGTATATCTCCCACAGCTTATCCAGCCGTTCCTTCGACAACGCTACTTCAATACCCGACACTAGATCATCACAATACAACAGCGTTGAAGCACGATACAAGCCCGCGTTACCCGTTCCAATAGATGTAAATTCAAGCGTTTGAAACCTTTTCGGTCTACCAACGTCTATCCTGCAATCCTTCGCATTTGTAGAACATACCTCCACGTCAGGAAAAACATCGTGCCACAAGTATTCCCCGTTCTTGTCCAATATCCTCAGGCATTCGTCATAAGCACCGCGTACCCAGCTATTACTATGCGAACCTGTCAATATCGGACTGTCAGGGTATCTCCCCGCAAACCACGTTGTCCCGATTATCCCAACAGTGCTTTTCCCAACACCAGGCGGCAACGAAACCCCCGCAATGTCCAATTTATCATCAGCTAAATCTTGTATCGTCTGTACAACTTGCCTTAACTGCTTCCGCCTCGGCGCGTAAAACTTCTTCTCAGGCGCACGATTCCACTCTATATACAGCATAAAACTGTCCAAATCATACGGCGCAAGTGTCAGTAACGCCCTCCGATGCAAGTCAAACAACTTCGTACCTTCATCAGCATTGACGCGAAACATCCCGACAATGTTCCCCTCTATTCTCTCACACAACCACCGTAAACACCCTAACCCCCTCTCGTGATTCTCCGTCAGTACATTCTTGCACATCATGTAGTAGTGCTCATACGCTTGAAACGTATATGGGTCTTTTTTGATTTTTTCCCCGATTTTCACTATCAACTCGTAATTGTTCATTCTCTTTTCTCCCATTCTTCTCCGTAGACCTAGTATACCACTTCATACGGGTAAGTATCAAAGTCTTTTTGGTTTAGGCGGGAGGTAGGGGGCTAACCCGGCCCTCGGTAGACTGTACATATTTCCCCCGCGGGTACGGATTCACCCAGGGACGCTGTACAACCTGCATATCACCAAATCTATTCGCAAAAGAATTGTTTTGTGAATAGATATAGCCTATTTTGATAGATTCATACCATACATATTGCACTAATAATAGCTATATCCTATATGCTATGCCATATTCATTGCTATACATGTGTTTATACACTCTCCGTACAGCTATTGATCAGACATGAAACACAGCGGATAGCACTCTGAACCATGCCAGGACATGACAACTACATAACAACTTGTTCCCCGATTCTAAAAATGTATTGTCGTTAATCCCTATCCCACATTCGCACTCCGTTCACGTTTGCCTATTATAGATCAATACACATAATGTGAATACAAGTATGATAACACGGATAATGAATCATTGAATTACGGAGAATGAACGGAGAATGATTTATATTAACGGATAGTGATTTACTGAATCTATAGAATCTAAATAACACTATGTAATTTATGATACTATATAGCAACCGGATAATACAGCTATGATATACGGATCATGAAATGTCTAATTCGGAGAATGAACGGAGAATACTCGGAGAGTATACGGAGAATAATATTATATATAATAATAACGTGCACGCAAGCGCGCGCACGTGAATCTATAGAAGAAAAAGAAAAAAGGGGAATTATTGATTGTCATTAGAATTGAGTGATTCAAGCCTGGACAAAACAGCTTTAGTTATAAAGCCGTTTACTGATTCTTTAGTGTCTTTGATCTTGTCTTTCGTTCCTTTAGGTAATAATACAAGGATTCTATCATATTTCTTTGATTCATAGCGACGGGTTGCCTCTTGTGCTGCTTTTGAACGTACCATTGCTTTACATCTCCATTCCCTATTGATCAACAATAGCATATCACACTATAGATATACGTGTCAATATAAATATTTATAATGCACATTATTATGTATTCTTATCTTATATGACTATATAGCTATTGCATTTATATCTATATAGTGATATAATATAATCACAGCCAAGGGAACACAACAACAACATGAACGGAGGTTCACATCATGAAGAACATGTACGCGCTTATCAACAAAGCTGTAAAAGCCGGTGCTATCAAGGTATTCGTTATTGGTTACGCAGAGGGCAACGGTTTCACCTTCACCGAGGCAAACACACTTGCAGAGGCGCTGCAAATCAAAGCGCAGATGTGCGCAGAAGGTCACAAAGTTGGTATTGATGTATACACCCGTTAATTTATTAGCCCTGTTCAAGGGCGTTAATGCAGCCGTTGCCCGTGACAAGCCGGGAAAAATGCAGAGTCAACGCCATATCACACAACAACCACAGAGGAAGGGGATTTACCATGATTAACAACATTTTCCCGAACCTTGCCGCCGCCGTCAACAAGTACTATGACGACAACGCTAGCAAGTTTGCCGCCGACGTGGCAACCGTGACAACCCGCGCCGCCCTGGATATGTGGTACTATCGCGACCGTATGACGCCCGCCGCGTTCCGCGACGCGCAAGCCGCCGACCCTGTCGCAACCCTGCCGGAATCCGTCCGCGCCAAAATGATCAAGCGTTACAATGCGGAGAATGAAAAGAACCGCGCCGCCCGCCTGCGCAAGTTGGAGACCGCCGCCGAGGCTAAACCGCTGACAACCGCCGACGTTGTTGTGACGCGGTGCAAGTCCCGCACGTGGGGACACAACCCCGACGCGGAGGTTATGACTGAGACCTGCCGCACCACTGGCCACGCAAGCGGTTGTGGATATGACAAGGAATCCGCAGCAATTGCCCAGGCGTTCAACGCGCACCCCTCGATTATGCGGGCGCTGTATGAACACGCAGAAAACGGCGGGGCGTTCCCGTATAGCGTTTACACCACGGCGGGCGTTCCGTGGTTCGATGGAGGTTGCGGGGTATCCTGTTTTCGGAACGTTTTCGAGGCCCTCGGCTATACGTGGCGCGATGTTTCCCACGGGAAAACGTTCGACGTTTACGCCATAACCAAATAACCGCCGCCATGACCAACAACTAACGGAGGAAATAAACAATGGAAAACTATTTGTACATCGGAAAAGACAATTGCAACAATTACGTGATTCGTGCAGAGTATGACGGAAAAAGATTTAGGCATATGACCTATATCTGGTATAGCAAGAGGAACGCAATTAAGGCATATAGGCAACAATTCAATCTTGAACGCAAGAGGTTCATAACAATTGATTTCACGAAATGAACGGAGGTAATAAGCAATGAAAAAAGCAAGCGCAACCGTCGTCTACAGTAGCGAACAAAAAAGGTATTTAATGTTTCAATC